CTCAAAGTCTCCATACTTGTTTGTGGCATCAATCGTCGAGATGCCTCTGAAGTCGGCGAACAGAGGGATGCCAGCATCGATAACACAGTATTCCACCGCCCCGCTATACGGAGAAATCACTTGACTTACAGCGTTGTTGTCATCTGTTGCTGTTAGAATGTCGCCCGCGAGCGCGTGGATCGACGACTCACAGAATACGCCCAAGGCCGTGCCATTCAGAGACAACAAACCCGTGATTCTATCACCGAATGGGTAGATGGTTGCTCCGTCTACCGAACTGAAGTTGGTTGGCTCTCCGGGGAAGGAGACAATACACTGTCCGTTCTCATACCCCAGCACGTTGTAGTTTCTGTGATAGACAATGTGCGATGGGGTGTCTTCGTTCGGCTGAAGCTCCGTGTATACGTTGTAGAAGTAGTAGCCGTCATATTGGAATGCAGGGCCTACACCATCCACTCCATAGAAAGCTTCCCAATCTTTGTTGGCATAGTAGTTGGCATTAATGATTTCAAAACGCTTGCGAACCTTGTCCATAGAAGCACGAGATGGCAATTGGGTGCCAACCATCTGGCTTGTGAAGATAGCTACGCGGCTGCCGGCGCCGGAAGCGCCCTCTCGGGCTGTCCACAGTTCCCATCCCGATCCGATAGTCCATGTACTTGACACGGGCGAAGTACCGGAGGCATCCAGTGGGGTGATGTTCTGAATAGACATCGACCCTTGGCCCCAAAGTGTTGACGACCCTCCGGGATTGAATTGACCCTTCAGCAGGCGATAGTAGGGGATGTTGACTTGAAGGTCTTGTCCTGTAACCGGATCGTGGGCGTAGTAGTTTTGGATCGGCAGCTTGTAGAAGATTTGCAAGCTGATTTCGGAAATCTTGTCGTCTGTGCCGAGTGCGCTTGTAGAAGTGGACACGACATTGAATTTGATTCCAAACGTAGGATCATCACGCACCAGCGCCACAAGGGCTTGGGCATCTAAACCCAATCCCCATGTATCCCCGTCGTCGCCAACAGTAACATCCGAAAAAGCCGTACCAGCCGCCCATTGCACCGACTTGATATTCGATTGCAGGACATTGGCTCCAACAATTTGCATGTTGACCGTCATCGACATATTAGCCGATGTTGTCCCTCTCACTGTCGCTTTGATGCCTGTGACAATGGCCGCGTCTGGCAGTGCAGCGAGGGCAGAATTAAATCCTGTCAGCGAGGCATACAACGAAGTGAAGGTACCCGTAGCCGAATACCCATTACGCAAATAAGAGGCATCGCTAGAGTCACCCAACACCGTATGTAGCGCTGTCGCCGCGGGAGTTGTGGTAGAAGCCGGCCCAACAGGGTTGGTTAGTGTTCCTGCCGGATCAAGCGTTTCAGCCGTGGCTCTGGCCACTTGGCTTGTCGTTGTGTCATACAGATCGCCTTGAAGCTGGCCTCTGAAGATAAACGGAGGAGCGCCCCCCGTAGTTGTATTGTCTGTCTTGAACTGGATTTCCCAGCCCATGTCCACAGGTTTCCAAAGCTTACCCGGTCGGGAAGCGTTGGCATTGATCTGTTCTGTTGTTTGGTAGTCATCGTCCAGAGGCCCTTGATACAATTGTGCCGAGGGGCTGTTTGGAACTAGGCGATCCGTGACATTGAACGCGTTGCTGTATGTTGTGTAAGCAGATGCGCCGTTAGGTCTACGAATGGAACGAGAGCCCAGATTAATCGAATTGGTTGTAGTAAATCCATCAGTACGAACAACCATCGTACCCGAAGCATTGCCATCAGACCAACTTCCCGACGTTGCATTAATCGAGATGATGGTGCCGATTTTAGTTCCCGCCAAGACAATCTCGTCATGCGGAAAGAGTTCTACAGTGCCCGTGTCGAAAGACAATTGGTATGCATCTGCGATTGCGTAAAGCGCACCCTTATACCAATGCAGCCCGTGCGGAATTACATTCTTAGCATAGGAGTCGTACACATAGATGGATTTCTTGCTGGTACGTGCGGCCAGATAGATGTCATTCTGCGCCGAGAGAAACTGATCGGCATCAGGATAGTACGCACTCGCTCTCTTGATACCGCCCACAGCCGCTACAAGCGTGGCCCCGCCGTTCCCGGTGATAGTGTCCCCCACTTTAGGGGCAAAAGCTGGATTGATGATTAGATAGCTTAGATCGGGGCTGTTCCACGCGAGTACGACACCGAAATAGTTGTCACCAACCTTCAGGTATTCTCCAATCGTAAATGTGCCGCTACCTGTGCTGCGTGTGGCAATCACCCAATCTCTGTTGTAGCACGGAAAGGCGCCGTCGTAACGGGCCAAGCCATCAATACGATTGTAGCCTTGAACGCTGTATGTCTCGTAATTGAGACAGTTGCGCAAAGTACCCGGCGTGACAGCAAAACGCGGCGACACCAAATCCAGCGCGCCGCGGAAAGGAACAACAGCTTTTTTGAGAACAGCTTGTGTCATTACCAGAGTCTTGTCGGGACCATCAAGACAGGAAGCTCACCTTCTCTGTCAAATTTCTTTTTGAACAACGCGTAACGGGTTTTGGCTTGTTGCTCAATTTGCGGCTGTTGCGTGTATTGGCCGAAGTAAATGAGCGCGCGCCATGCAATCATTGGATGATAGAGAGACTTGAGTTCTACGGGCTCGTCTTCGTCTGAATCAAGGTCTGCCAAGCTCTTGTAGTAGTAGCCTCGGATACGGACAGGCTCGCTTGGAGGCGGAGACAGATAGATACGCGTCCCATCATCCGGCGTCTCTGTTACAATGACAGGAAATCCCGGCGTCTGATTGACTTCGTATCGCTGTAGAAACAACGAGTAGTTGACGAATGGCAACGGAATCTCTGACGAGTCATTGTCCGTTCTGTGGACAATCAAACTGTCCCACCAAATATCGATCAGATTAGAGATGTATCCGTCGCCCATCTCTGTCTGGGAATCAAGACGATAATCGCCCCAACGAATGAATCTACAACTGTCCACATAACTGCCTCCAGTTGCTTGGACTGTCAGCGTTTCACTGTCGATTGGCAATCCGGACAGGTCTTCGTATTCGATGAAACCCTGTGCTGTGCCGTCTGCCCAGATGCCGTTGTTTACGATGATGACATTCGTTACTGTTAAAGTGCAGCCCGAGATGCTACCGACAAGAGTGTCACCCACAAAACACTCAGTGTTCGCAGTGCCATTCAAGTCAAAATAGAATCTCGGGTTGCATGTGGTAGAGAACCACGCTCGTACAAATTCTCCCTGATCGTTTTCAATCTGGAGGTCAGTCCATGCTTGTTTTACCCAATTGACGATTTTAGCCGACAGGCCGGTCAATCCTTCAATTGTCTCAGGGACAGGATTACTTTGGGAAATTCCTGCCTCCCTGTGGACCATCTGTACGAGTTCAAGTAGATTCATTTTACGGCTTCATACCGAGGATGTTACCAATGACAGCCGATTGGAGGGCTGCTGCTGCCTTCTTCTGATCTTGGAATCGCTTTGCGCCGTCTTTCAGGTCTTGTTCGACAGCCTTCTCAGCTTCTAGATCACGATTCCAGTAAAGCTCAGCCACGTCTTCCGAGAATACGTCTCGTGCAGCGGGGGGCTTGGCAACCAAAGAGCCGTCAGGCTGAACAATAGGCAATCCGTCTTGTTCTTCATACTCCGTGCGAATAGCGTCACGCCACGCGCTACGATACTTATCCGAAACCACAACCGTCTCGCCGCGCTTGACGACGAGGCTCTGACCTTGCACTGCAAAGTAAGCAAACGACTTGGTTTTCTTACCCCATTCAATGCCCGACTTAGGGGTCACTTTAATGACCATGTGCCCCGGTGGACATTCATAGGTCTTACCGTCTGGGGTGCTGACTGTCTTCGCCACAACGATGTCATTGCGCTTTACAGCACGAATCAGCTCAAGCATCTCTTCACGATTGGCGGCCGCTTCAATCTTGTCGCGCGGAACACCAAATAGCTGCATCACTTCAGGAAGGGCGTCATCGGGAATCGACTTCAAAAACTCTTCTTGATCTTGCTTCTGTTCAACTACTTGCTTTTTCATTCATCAATCCTTTGAAGAGAAGCGCCCCGGTGTTCTGGGGCGCCCTCGTTTCCTTTTTAGTAACCGCCCATGTTCACAAACACATTCGGCTGCGGAGCCGGTGTTGTACGAACCACATCAAACTCAAAGCGGATAACGCGGTCTACGTCATCGGCCGTTGTCTGAGTTGGCGTCGAGGCCGTTTGCGTTGCGGTCAGACGGACAGGGCCGGCGTTGCCGGTATTAGCCGCTGTAGCACCTGCGGTGAGCGTAAGGCTCGAAAAGCCCGCTGCTCGCCCGAAAGTGGCGCCTGTAGCGTAGAACGCCGCGCTGGTTGCTGGAGAGGTATAAGTGGCGCCTTCGGCGACAAGGAAGTCTGTCGCTACGCCAGAGGCGTTCACGCCACCATACCCGGTTCCCGGCACGAGCTGGGCAAAGCCCACATCCCATGCCATCGTTGTGCCATCGTCAAGATCGTCCGTATAAACGCGGATCGCGGTTACAACGTGCTTGGTCATCAGGTCCATGATGTTGATAACATCGTTCTGGGCAATCTGTGTACCAGCGGGGATTGTAACGGATGCGATAAACGTTTGGTGCATACCATCAGAGATGGCGTTAGCACGGACGCGCTTGTTGATGAGGTCGCAATTGAATGTTGCCATTGTTAGTGTTTCTCTTTGTTATCTATTAGGCCGTCGAACCGACTTCCAATCTACTCATCCAGTTCTGGTTGAGGATCAGAGCCGCGTGCCACATCTTGTAGGAGACAAATCCGCGCTGGCCGAGAGGATCGGTTGGGCTGACTTGGCCGGGGTTGTACACCTTGATCATAGGACGTGTGGCGCCCTGAAGCGGCACAGTACCAATGGCTTCCTTAGCAAGGACAAGGATCGGATAAACGTCAACTGCGCTGTTGGTGTTGCGCATGCCGTTGAGTGTGGTCGAACCAGCACCCGGAAGCGGCTTCAAGAACGCCGACAAGACAAAGCGCAGGCCATCGGCCGAACCCACTTCCTCAGGTTCCGGCTTGCCCGAAGCATAAAGCTCCGCACGACGGAAGCCCGGCAGGTCATACAGGTCGCCACGCAGGTTGGTGTGACCAATCGCCACATAACCTTCTGGGACCGCCGAAGTGCCATAGTCGCCCGATGGGTCAAGGCGCTCGGTGATGCGGTTGGCATAGTTGTCGTCAAGGTACTGTTCAACACGGCGAATCAATCCGAGATTGATCGGGGCGTTGACCTGTGTACGCAGAGTTGGCGAGGCTGTAGTCGAGCTGTAGAACACGCTCGTTCCCGCACGGAAGATGCCCCAATTGACAAGCTCACGCTGTTGCGCAGCCAGCTCGCCCACCGACTTCAGGGCTTCGTTCAGGATCGGGTCTTCGTGGGTATCCGCAACCACGTCAGTGATCGGAACCCAGCCACCATACTGCTTGATCGTTGTTTGCACATCTTCGTATTGCAGGCCAAGCGGCGTAGGTGTAACACCTTCTTGAAGTGGGATGACATCCACATCGAAAGGCACCGAACGGCGGAAAGCAATCGTAAGTGTCTTATTGCGCGGAAGGGGCTTCGTCAGCGAGTAACGCTCAAGAATTTGCTTGGGCGTTGCGTGCGACAGAAACTTTTCGTCCGCGTAGAGGTTGGTACGGGAGCCAATGCCACCGTAGGTATTGACAAACTGTGTCATTTGTTGTTATCTCGTTGATGTTTAACGTGCATTCTTGTAAATAGAGGGGTCATTCTTACGAAGGGACTCACGAGCCAATTTACGAAGTCGCATTTCTGTAGCCTCATCGCTGATGTCTTCGGACGGGGCTTGGGAAAGCGGAATCTGGTTGGATTTCTGAGGAGCTACCTTTTTCAGATCGTCCTGCCTCTTTTGGAGGATTTTGTCAGCGTCAGCATTTACGGGCGGAGGGGTTTCTTCTTGGACAAACCCGTTCTCGCGAAGCCATTCAGTGTGTTTGGCAATAGCCCAGAGTGCTTGGTCGGGGCTTTGGATGTTTACCAGAGCGTCGCGCTCCCACGGCGGTGTGTCCTTGACAAAATGGTCCCATTGACTCGAAAAGAGCGGGTTGCCATTCTTGTCAGTGACTAGACGGCCGTCGTCGCCTGTCTGAAAAACAATCTCACGCCAATTTTCGCATTTAGAGTCCATCGTTCTGACAAACTCTTCTTGCTGTCTGGCTTGTTCCATTTGCTGACGTTCGATTTCTGGTGCTTGGATGGCTTTCTTGTGCTCATCCAGCTCGGCCAGAATCTCGTCACGCATGCGCTTACGAAATTCCTCAAAGGTTTCCACCGTGTCCTCATCCACCTCGGCAAGCTCCTTGAAGCGTGGCGAGATTTCCTTCAGACTCTTAGGTGGAGCTTTCTTCAACGCGGCAATTTCTTGCTCTAGCTGAGCAGCCTTGCGGCGTTCTTCCTCGTATTTACTTTGATATGCAGCCAAACGGCCTGAATCCGACTTTTCTCGGTGTTGGCGGTCTTGCTTCAGTAACGAGGCAACTTTCTCCCGAACCTCTTCGGGGAATTCTTCTAGTGGGCCCTTTTTCTGCTGTTGTTCCTCTGGGGCGGCTTTGGCGAACGTGCCGTCTGGGTTTCTTGCACGTTCTTGCTTCTGCGGCTCTGTTGGTTGCTCTTCCGATGCTTTTTGTTCATCGGCTGCCTCGGGCGGGGCTTGCTCCTCCGGCTCTTTCTTTTCTGGCGGTTCCTTACCTTGGGCTAGTGCGCGGGCTTCTGCTCGGGCAGCGGCCATTTCGTCTTCGGGAATACCAAATTCATTTGTTTCAGTTGTCATTGTCATCTTCCATGATAGTGCTAATCATCTGGCTAAGGGCGAACACCTGTCCTCGGCGCCACCACGTAGCTGCGTTGTCCTTTTCCATGTTATCTTGTGGCTTTGGAGCTGAAATAGCGTCTTTCAGTTCGCTAATCCGCTGTTCCATCAAAGTCACTACAGCTTCCTTTGCCGTGTGATCTATCCGCATTTAGATGCCCGTCTTTCCTTGCTTCTTGAGTTTGATTTCGTCCTGTTTGATCTTGACGTTCTGTTCTTCCAAATCCAGTTTTCGATGGGCTTGCTGAGCTTGTACGCCCTTAACAAAGTCATCCGACACCTGCTGGTCTTTGGCGATAGACAACTTGACATTAAGTTCATCGGCGGCTTGCTTATCATCGGCAGCAAGTTGCAGAAGAGCCACATCACGCTTGGAAGCCGCATCCATTGCTCTGGCCTGTGCTTCATTGTTACGGGTGTTGTAGTTCTCCATAGCCTGTTGGTGAGCCATTTTAGCCTCTTCCAAGCCTTGCGCTGCTTCAAACTTGATTTTGTCGGCGTCATTCTGGACGCTTTGCTGGTGAGCCTGAGCGTTGATAATGTCAGCTTGCGATTTGAGCGTTGCGGGGTCTGGGTTGTTGGCCGCCTCTTCCGCTGCCTTCTGCTGCAACAATTTGACCTCTTCGTCGCTGCGGACGATCGAGTCATAAGGAATGTTCATGCCAACCAATCGTGCACGGAGAAGCGCACTGCGGTCCACGAGGAACTTCATGTCCGGGTCTTGTGAGGCCTCTACAGACAAACGCTCAAGATCGCGTTGACCAATGATCTTGTTCAAATAGGCTGTGCTGGTTTGAACGTCGATGTCATAATCGCCCTTCAGGTCTTCCTTTTCGGAATACTGCATATTCCATTCGTAAAACCATCCAACAACAGGCTTGGTGATGTTGTCATCCCATTCACGAGCCTTGGACGCTAGTACTGTCGTTGACGATTGCATACGCAGCGTCATACCTGTGGCGCCGCCGTCGTTAACTTCTGTATCGCCAAGCCCGCCCGCAATCAACGGGACAATCGACTCCTCTTCACCAAACTCGCGTGCAGTGTTAAGCACCTGCATGAGCATTTCAATGTTGTTAGGTGGGAAAAAGAATTGAATAGCTTCGCCGACATTCGTCCCGACTCCATTTTCAGTGAAATACCATACCTTGCCGGGCGTGATTTCAGGCTTACCGTCAATCGGCTTAATGGTTTCTTTGTTAATGGCCACTTGCGGAAGTGCCGCAAGACCGGCATTGTCAAGCACCTTACGATAGCAGTTGTCCACGACACGCTGGGCGTCGCGGAGAAGAATCGAACCGAAGCCGAACAGCGAAGCAGGGTCGGGCTCCCACACATTTACTGCGAATGGAAGGCAAAGGTCGGCCTCTAGCAGCTCCAACGAAGCATAAATTACCTTGCCCTGACACACCCAAATCTCCGCTTTATACATATCGTGCGGATTTTTGTATGGAGGATCAATTCCTAGACGGCCAAGATCGTCAATTCCCACCGTGCCGTGCCACTCAAGGGCAATGTACTTGTTCTCTAGGAACTTGGTGTTGTCGTACTGGATGGCGCGGGCTCTAAAAGCCGTGTAGCTATTTGTCGGCACGCCCTTCAATTGTTCCGCGATTACTTCGCCGCGGAATCCGTATTGCTTTGTGAGCATACGGTATTGTGTAGGCGTGAAGATATGGACAACAGTGGCGTGTTCAGCCTCCCTGATGTCCAGCGCTCTATGATCAGGGTAGAACAACCACACCGGAATTTGGTCGAAACACGGCGCTGGCTCCTCGGTGTAGGCTGTCACCCACAACGACTTACCTTCACTTGAAGCGGTTCTATATCTAACCTTGTTGCACTTATTTTTGTTGAATGGGCCTTTGTAGACAGCCGTGCCATACCAAAGCATGCTATCAAAACCATCACGCATCTTCTGTCCATAGTTGACATTGGACAGTTGGCACCATACCTCTTCATCCATCTTGCGGGCACATTCGTCGTCTTGCTGACTTTGTTGCATCGCAAGCTGTCCAACGGTCATTTGCTGGCCGTCGGGGCCCATCATAGGAGAAATGCCGTCCGCCTGAAATACAGGACTTTGATTGGCGATTTGGGTTTGAACTTTTACAGGCTTCTTGGCCTTGATAGTGAAGTTCTTATCGGTACCAGCCCCAAACTGGAGCATTTCCAGTTGAGCCTTGCCAATCTTCATCTTTGGACGGACAATATTGAAGCCCGGATGATCTTCATATACCTTGTTGTCGTTCTTGAAAGGGTCATTGGTGTCATCATTAGCCCAACGGTTCCAATAACGGAACATACTTCCAAGCTTCAAACGCTCAGACCAATACCACTCAATCTCCTTACGTTGACGCATGGAGGCATCGAGGATAAACTTACCCTCGATATCCTTTGCAAGAAGGTCTAGCTGACGCTGCTCTTCTTCTAGTTTGGCTTTTTCTTCCTCATAAATGCGGTACATCTTCTCTTCATCCAGAGAAGGACTAGCATTTACGGCGTAGAGAGCATTAGGCATCAGTCAGATGTAAACTTGTATGGATTGGTGTATTTGTAGCCACTATCGTCTGTGGCGTAAATCAATTTGGCGAATCTCTGGCCCATAACACCATAACGCATGGCGTCCATAAGGTGATCGTTCTTCTTGACAATCTTCCCTTCAACATCGCGCTGATACATCGAATATTCTTTCAGAACAGCGGTGCAGCGGCGGAAGATTTTAAGGCGGCCAGTGGAGAATCGTTCCCAACAAACGTGAATACCAGCCTCTACGGCATTTTCAGCGGGGCGGCAATCCAGCCCTTCTTTGCGATACTCTACGATGAGGCGTCTGCCGTCCACTTGACTACGACCTTTTGAGGCCGGATCGATCATAATTGGATGCTTGTTGCCCTTGCGGCGTTTGATGGCCGAGGCGACAACGGCGGGATCGGCATTAGTGGCTGTATACTCGTCGACGATGTAGATAACGTCATTATCAGGGTCGATTGCCAAGCTGACATAGGCTGTGCATGTTCTTCCTACATCCAACCCACCAAGTCGCTTCCAATGGGCAGGCACTTCGATGTAATTGCCCTTTGAATCTTTTGTGTAATCGTAAATGATGTCGTCTTGCGGTACTTGGTAGACGTTACCGGCACCCATTGTGGGGTTGCCATATACCACGGCTGGAATGAGATGGGGCTGTGTTGTTCTTTTAATCTCTTCGATGCGGGCTTCTGTTAGATGCCCTGCATCGTACATACTTGCCACTACATACGCTTGACCCTTAATCGTGCTCATACATCTCTTTCTTCTTTGGCGTTACATCAACCGCCTTTTCCGTGAAGTCTTTCAGCAAGGCAGTCCAGCCAAGCAAAGGAGTGAACGTTACAATGAAGGTTCCATTTGTAGTTGTGAGACGGATATAGGCTTGGTTCCAAATGAGCGGAGCATCTTTGCCAGCCGGTTCTTCGTCCAACCAAACAATGTCTACAGGTTTTCCGTAGAAAGACTCTGGTCCTGATTGATAGGTCTTGAATTTGATCTGAGAAAGCTTGCTGTTAGCGTGTCTCACCCAGATAGAATCTACTGTACCGCCCGTATTGGGTCTGATTACGATGTCGTAGATGTTTTTCTCTGCGATGAGGCCCGTGCCTTTTGGGGTTCCTAGGAATTTGCTTTGTAGGATTTCCCTTACGGTGTCGTTTGTGTCTCCACAGGCCCACACTACAGGGGCTTTGTCAAACACTCGACCTTGCCACCAATCGGGATAGTCTCCTGTTGACCAACAGCTAATGGCATACGCGCCACTCGTAGTCTTGCCTGTCTGATTGCTTGCTCTAAAGAGAACCTGTTGATATTCAGATGTAGCATCAAAAAAAGCTTTGTGGGCCGGATAATGCTCGATGCTAAGTGGGGTTTCGGGCTGAAACAGCTTGACTAGATGCCCGCCCGTTTCTTCGATATTCTTGTAGTGCTCAATCAGTTTCAGGGCGTACATCAAATCCTGAGGGCTTCCGGTCAGTTCTTTGACCTCCTTTGCCTCAAATTTCTTCAGGATTTTGTTCAGTTTACCTTGTTCTTCTGGTGTTACGCTAAATTGGGGCCGCAAGCTGCGGGGCATAATCCTTTACGCCTTTCGTTTTTCTTGTGCCTCGACTAGGCTAAGAATGTTTGGAGTGAGTTCACGAAGCTTCTGAAGGGCTTCGTCTCTCGTAAGCCCTTCGATATTCCAGATGTCGTTGTTGGTTGTCTCTGTCTTTTCCGCCCATCCGAACATGTTCTTCATTGCGAAATTAATCATCGTGGCCGATTTGAATGTCTCTCCAAGCATCGCTCGCTGGTATGTCTCTTCCCATTTTGCTTGGCAGAGTGTGCGACCGAAAGACACTACACGTCGAAAGTGATCGTCATTCTTGAGGCGTTCGTCAAACTCTTCCTTAGAGATTTGGATGGCTTTGCAGACGCTGCTGTCAAATTTGCCTTCGTTGTACGTAAAAAGAATCTTCTCGTCTTCACTCAACGAGTCAAAATCAATGTCTTTTGGCTTGGCAGGACGGCCGGGGCCACGTTTTTGCGGGGCATCCTCGTCCAGCATGTCTGGATGTGTCATCCTAATGTAACCTTTGCTGATCCTCCCGTACCGCCCGTAGAGCCCGATGCGGCAGTGCCTGCTACATTTCCTACAGCCGTACGAACACCAGTAGAAAGGCATGTAACAGTTATTTTACCGCTAGTAGCACCATTAGAGCCTCCTCCTACCGCTCCTGTGCCATTACCAGTGCCTCCATTAGCACCGTCTGCTCCTGAAGCATTGAAGAAATCTACCACTGTGGCCCCGGTGTGAGTGCCATAAAGACAATAGATGGGCCCGCCACCTCCGCTTCCTCCAGCTCCTCCTCCTCCCACATTCCCAATACCCGACGGGCCTTTGTCTCCGCCCTTACCGCCTTTACCACCACGCGTGTCTACTGTATTGGATGGTGTACTACCGTCTGTTATAATGGTCCCAATACTTAGAGAGACGCCGCCCCCCGCACTGCCCGGACCCCCGCCCCCGCCTCCAAAGTTGGTACCATCTCCGGTACCACCCGTCCCTCCAGTGCCCGAGGTGGCGCCGGTGATATTAGTAAACGTGTCTGTCTGAATACGCTGCAGTAGGCCGGGAAGAGGCGCTACTTTCGTGGTTGTTCCAGCTACACCAACAGTCCCCGAAACTCCAGTAGAACCGTTTCCTCCCTTTCCTCCAGATGATCCATCTCCCCCCCAAGAGGCGCCGAGACTGGTTCCGTTGGTTCCTCCCGTGGAGTTTCCCGTGTTAACGCCATTCGATCCTAGTGGGCCAGCAGCGCCCGCGGTAGCAAAGTAAGCCGTACCAGTTGTTGCTGCCGCACCAGCAGAGCCTCTATTCTGATTAACCGCGTCCGTTCCAACACTTCCAGCAACTGAAATCTGGCCATAGAAGCCGCTAGTGCAGTCCCATGTCTGAGCGCATATCTGAAATGTATTAGAGCGCAGAGTAATGCCCGTCGTGATTTTCATCGTCGACAACATCACATGCCGCGTTAAAGTATAAGTGCTACCAGCAAGCGTAGCGAACGAAAACGTATTGCTCCCGTTGAATGTAGCTGCCCCATCTTCTCCAGACCCACCGATAATATCAGCCACATAACTTCCGGGACCTGTAGGTCCGGTGGCTCCAGTAGGCCCCGTTGGGCCCGTTGGGCCCGTAGCGCCGGCTGCTCCTGTTGGTCCGGTAGGGCCTGTAGGACCAGTCGCACCCGTTGGCCCGGTCGGCCCCGTGGGGCCAGTAGGTCCGACTGGGCCAACACCTCCGCCGCCACGAGATAGACCAGCGAGCAGCGTGCGGTCTTGGCAAGTATTAGTCGGCATGTTTAAGCATTAAGGATTAACAAATGTTCGTGGAGTTGTAAGTTGCTGTGTAATGCCAATGGCATCAACATACAAAGACGAGCCGGTATTATTTCCAACCGTTTTTTCTCTTGACCAACCCAGAGAAAACAGATTGGCAGTTACCGGAGAATTATTTATGGTTGCAACTAGAACGTTGTTGATGTAGAAATAGCAAACATTTGGCGTGATTGTTACACGGAAGTAGGTGTCAGTATTAGCCGCCGCAGCAACGGTTGTGATAACTTGCGATGTGCCGTTTATCTGGTCTTTGACGTAACAAATGTAATTTGGAGAAATGCTAAGGTCGTAATAAATTACGGCAGCATTACTTTCAGAGCTTCTATCAGCAAAATTATCAGAAAATCCAAATGAAGTTTTGTGAATCTGTGAGCCAGTTCCCAAACTTGTCATCATAAAACGCGTCTGAACATCCAGAAGATTATTTACAGACAAGTTCAAAACTGGCAAAGTTTCTAGAACAGCCGTGTCCCCTTGGTCTTCAATGTACAACGAAACAGCGCCCGGAAAAATGGTGCTATAGACGGGGGTAATCTGAGCAGAGCTAGTAGTACTGGATTGAAAATATATTCCGATATAATTGAAAGGGTCGGCGATATTGGACGACACTTCAATAAAGTCATCAAAAGCTACGACGCCTTGATTGACATTCTGGACGATAGGAACACGTTTCTTAAATGCGGCTGGCACTAGTAGGCACACCAATATGAGAAGAAGGAAAAACCACATCAAATATTAACAACGAGCGTCGCTGTTCCTGATCCGCTTGTAAATGCTGTACAGTTCAGGATGATGTCGCAGTCTGTGTTGATGTCTAGATTCACTGCTGTTGGCGTTGTCACTGCGGACGATGACAAGGTGGCGTAGTTGGCAGCTCCCGGCGTGCTGACTTGCACGGCAACCGTGCCACTAAACGTTCCGGTGATGTACAATGTAGCTTTCAGAGGAAAGCCCGGACGAACGCCCCTTACTTGAAGCGTATCTGTACCAGCACCCGTACCGGTGATACCTGTTGCGATGAGCCAGCCATTAGAAGCAGTTGCCATTTCTTATTCTACCGTGAGAGTTGTGTCGGGCTTTAGACAGAGAAGGAATTCTTCTTGGCGGCGTTTGACAAGGCCTTTCCATTGAATTCCGTTGGCATATGTCCATTTCTTGAATTCAGGACACCATTGGGCGGCGGGTTCCCCTGCGTTGAGTCGCTTTACGAGCGTCGATCCGCAGAAGGCATTGCCCCCAATGTTGTATGCGAGAGAGATGGTGGCGGCCTTTTGGTTATTCGTCAAAGGCCTTTTGGCGCATTGCTCAACAGCAGCCGCAGCTTCGTAAAGGTCTTCCGTCAAGAACTTCGTGCATTCGGCTTTAGTGTAAGTTTGCCCCATCTTGACATCGGAGCCCGTATGGCCGTAGCACGCAGTGGTAACGCCCACAACATCTTTATAGGCCTGAGGGACATATCCTTCGTACGTTGCGACAACAGCACTCGTGGCGGCCATTACGCCGCCTGCTACGAAAGCCAGCACCCGAGGGCTAACTGCCGGCATACTTGGCCTTAACCCACTTGTAGAAGCGGTAGCCTAGTTGAATGATGAGTCCTGTGGTGTAGATTGCCGTCAGGAAGTAGGCAATCTCGCCCCAATGGACGTTGTAAAACCAAGACGTAGCCACAATTGTAGCCGGAGGAGTGGCTTTCGCGAGTTCTTGCACGACAGGATGTTCCATTATGAGTCCTACCTCCGGTTTGCGAGAACGAGAGGGGTTGTATTGCAGGGAGAGAGTGAGGAAGAGAGCAAGACAGGAGGGAACGTCCTTGTAATGCTTGGAAGGCGGGCATCGTGCCGGCACTCATCAAGTCATCTTGCTCAACAGAATGTCCGTTTCTGTTTTCCTCGCCGGCATTGCGCCGGAATGTGGCACGCTCGGGCGGACTTAAACCGCCAACCCCGAGCTTAGAAGGCCCGTGCTCTATTCGGTTGAGCTACAAGCGTATAAAATGGTGCCGGCAGAAGGTCTCGAACCTCCGGCCTGATGCTTACAAAGCAACTGCTCTACCTACTGAGCTATGCCGGCGTCTGCATGGAGTGAATCGAACACCCTTAAGCTAGCTCCCAAAGCTAGTGGTCAACCAATGACCCACACGCAGAAAAATTGAGCGCCACTAGGGACTCGAACCCTACTTGTCTGGCTTGGAAGGCCATGAGGGACCGTTCCGTAGCGCATTTTGAAACAGAGGCGGTAGGGCTCGAACCTACGCATGCAGGCTTCAAAGGCCCGTGCCTTAACCAGCTTGGCTACGCCTCGACAATCTGAGCTGCCTTGGGTTAGTTCGGTGTGGCAGCTACCGAGGGCTTAGTCGAAGAGTTGGGCCCAGCCTTCGTTGATGGCTTTTGCTATATAAGGAGGAAATGGCTTCTGTTTTGAAGCCAAATCCACAGCAAATTTCAAAAGCTCGGCTTGGAATTCTTCTTCAGACATTACGCGACTTGGGAGTCCCACCATGCCTTAATGCGAGGCCACACCTTCGCCATGAAGACGGGGCCTCCTACGACACCAAGAGCAAAACCAAGAATAAATCCCATTTGTGTTCTTCCTTCGGAATGTCAAACGTTACGGGGCGTTCTGAAGCGGAATTTCCGTGACGCGGAGATAGCCACCTTTCTTGAGGGTAGCGGCCGACACCGCAGCAAACTCCGCAAACGACAGCGCAAGCGACCCCTTATCCGTACATTTGAACGTACCAGTCACACGAACAGCAATAACACCTGTCGTGGCGGCGCCGTTAGCCCCGTTAAGAGCCGTCATGTTGTACACGGCCGATCCACCAGCCACGAGATGTTCTGCTGTAAGCTGCACATCCGTTGCCGTAAGTGTGCCGGCACCCAAGCTCACCTTGATACCGCCAGAAGCACCGACAGTGCAAGGAAGATAGGCATCCACAGCATACCAACGACCACCAACGCACGCCGCGTTCTGGTTATAACCGACGCTGGCAGCGATAGACAGATCAGTGGCGGCAGTAAGAGTTGTGCCTGCAACGGCTTGGTCGGCCGTCACATAGGCTACGTTCGGCAAGCCGCGTTGCGTAATGTAGCGGGCCAGCTTGTTGACGGGCTCAGGGACAGCGCCGTTCTGCGTGATTGTGTTGGTAAGAATTTGGTGAGTGGTTGCCATTTGAGGTGTTTCCTAGTCAGTGGTCAGGAGCGAGCTGATATATTCGTCGGCTTGTTTCCGCACACTAGGCGGCATCGCATACCAGAGCTTATCTAGCTCGTCCAGTATTACTTCTTCATCGTCCATGTCCAACACTTGGCTTTGTTGGTCAATGAGGAATTTGTATGCTTCAAGCAGATTGTGCCCGTCCATGTGTATCTTTGTCTGGAAAATTAATAAAAAGTTCCCTAGATTGTTCTCGATCGTTCAATTCGGCTTCAATTTCCTCCTTGAAGTTCTGGTAGACGGTGTTGGCCCAGAGAATTAGGTTCATGTGCGTGTGGTTGCCCTTGCGCTTGTTGCAATCCGAACAGATCAACTGGAGATTGTAGTAGTCGTTTGTTCCGCCCTTGATTTCAGGAAGGCTGTGATCGATACAGACCTGATAGGGAGCCTCTGTCTTCGTATTGCAATAGGGACATTTGATGTGCGGGAAGCCTTGATTGTAGAGCCATTGGGCAAATTCCTCTCGACTGTACGGCACTTCCTTGTTGGCGGCTCTGAGTTTCCCTACAAAGCTGCTAGCTCGGGTGCCACAGTCAAACTTCCTGTCCCTCGGGAGGGTCTTCCTTCCTCTGCTCATTCTGTAGTTGTCTCAGGTAGTAGGCGTAATGGAGATTGAAGCTTTTCTGGTCTTTCTTTGCGAGCTTTTCAGCCCTGCGGCGTATCTCTTCTCCTTCGTCAATGTCTTCAGGAATGCCGTCCTTACCGTACATATCAAAGAGAGCTAGTTCTTGGTCAATGGTCAATTTCATGTTGAATCTCTACAGCCCGTTCAAAGATGTCCAGAAGCCACGGAGGGCAGGATAGTTTGGATTCGTAGTCTTTGGCAATTTCATCCACAGCGGCAGCGATAGCATCCGCACTTAGAAAGTTGTATCCATTAAAGCTAATCATTAGGCCCCTATAAGCTATTGATATATTTTCACAAAAAGAACAGAAAGAACAAATCCCCCCAAACCCCCCACTGACTTACATGTCTAGTGGATTGGTTGCCCTGTTAATTCAGGAAAGCTAAAAGAAAGAAAAAGGTTGGGTGTTGCTGTCCCTCGTCCGTGAGGGTTGTTCTATCACATCAAGTATAGCACATATTCTCAGAACGTCAAGGGTGCTCTTACAATGTCGTTTATTGCATGTTCAGTATGCTTTGATGTTGTAGTGGGTTTTGTAGTTTTCCCAGTTCCCTCCGCTTGCATACCACCGCTTCTGTCTTTCCTGCTCGACGTGCTCCGAACTGCCCAGCCATTCTTCCTCGGTATCAAACGCATAACACCCACAGTTATATTGGTAATAGTGAGGTAGCGGTCGAGCTGTCGCTGTGTGAATATGTATTCCACACTTCTTACAATCCATTTCTTGTCTCTACTTATTTAAGTCTGGGTAAGGAATTCTGCGCAGCGTAGCCGCTTGTCCTTATCCCGCAAGGTCGGGATAAGGATTCACCCTATCCTTCATCATTCGTATGTCGCATTGTAAGTCGACAATCCTTTTCCTACATTCCGCATCGGAGAGCCGCCAAATGCTTGTAAGCTCTTGCTCCACATATTCCAACGTCATCCATAACAATGTCTCTCCAATCTCACTGCTTGACACGTAGCTGTTTTCCTTTCTGCCATATGGCCATGTTGTCTTTCGTGAAGGGCTTTGTCTCGTCGATGCGTCTTGCGTACGTAGCATATTCATCCGTCAACGGATTACCGCATGCCTCAATAGCAGGTATTAGTCCTTTACTCGGATGATAGATATTTTCAGCGGTGGCCCAGAGCACCACCCATTCTGGGTAAGACAGCTGATACCAACTATCCAAATCAATCTCCCTACCCTCCCTCTCAGCTTTCCGCGCGGCTCTCAGCCGGCTCACCGACCTGTTCTGACAATACTTCCTTCTCAGGGAGGCCTGCCATTTCCTATGGCATTTCCATTGTGTCCTGTGCCTCATGTTCTTCTGGGCCAGCCTTGCTCTCTTCCTCTTGGCTTTCCAATGCTTCTTCCCAGCAATGTCTTTCCTCTTTACGAATTCCTTCTTCACCCTCCTATTCTCATCGAATGTAGGCCCCCCTCTCTTGGGCCTCTTACGTTCATGGTCGGGTTTTGAATTCCCTTTCTTCTTTGGCGGCTCTGCCTGCGGAATGTCAGGCTTCTTGCCTAGAAACTTATCGAACATTACGGCCTGTAGTCCTTATTCAGAGCCATAGTGCATTCTTCAAACAACTTTTCTAGTGTGTAGGCCAATACTTCCGTAGCGTCTTCTGACAATGGAACCCCTCTGTCATGGAAGCATCGCGTCACGGCATGGACCAGTTCATGCAAAAGAACCGGAGCTGTTACTTGCCGAAGGAGGATGGCAGTACCATTACCATAGTGAACGGCCCACCCCACGCAATCCGGCTGTTCTGGCCGGATGTGACAACCCCTGCTTGTCAAGAAATCCGTGTGAGCTTTCTCGTCTGTATGGAGAACTACAGTCCAGTCGTACGGTATGATGGACGCGTGGAATACAAATGGCTTGGCTTTCTTAGGCTTAGTCACTCATCCTCCGGCATCAGAGGAAACATATTGTCTCTCAAGCGTTCTGTTCCGCCGTTGGCTGCCTGAAGCAGGAAGTCCATCCACACCTCAGGCATCCTAAGAGCCCCCGAAGCTACATAAAGCCCAGCAGCCAAGTCCATGTACATTTCTTTCCAATCAACGTTATTCATCCGAAGGAGCCTCCTCCTTAGGCCACTGAGCTACACAACTAGCAATCCACCTACACCCATCCTGCCAATCCCTTTCGTCCTCAAGAACCCCCTCCAACCATAGACGATCCAATTGGCAAGTGTATCCGTCTTCATCAGGATCACCTCTCCATCTTAAAGCACTCACCTTGACCAGAAGACCAAGATAGTAAATTTCCTTCTCATTTTCTGTCATTTCCACTACGTTGTCTCCTGCTGTCTACACACTACCTTTGGAATGCCCCTAGAAGCTCCTGAGAGCATCTCAGAGGCCATTACTCCCCCTACCCTAGGCTACCCTAGCGGGTAGGAACGAGAGGCTCTTAAATCGCTTCTACGGAGCTTTAAGAGGCATGTCAAATATACTTTACATCCGACACATCTATCCATAGAGTATAGAACATTTTCCTGTAGTTGTCAAGGGAAGCACTCAGAGCTTTGTTCAGCTTCTGTTACGTGTTTCCATGTCTTCCCTTGACGTGCATCACGTACCGTGCTTCTAGCCAATCCGTATTCTCGCGCCAGCTCAGCATCTGACTCGGAACGGGAACGCAAGTGCCTAACCAGCTTGTCCGAAAGCTTTGACATCCCGTTCCTTGTTCCTGCTGAGTGTCTGTTTTTCTTCATAGCATCCCGAGCATTCTCTGCCTTCGTTCCTAGCCACAAGTGGTTGGGGTTAATACATGCTCTGTTGTCGCATTTGTGGCAAACGCACATGCCTTCAGGAATAGGACCGACAACCAGCTCATACATAAGTCGGTGCGCTCTACGATGCTTTTTCTTGTACTTGTACCAAGCGTATCCGTTGTGGTTGCGCTGCCCCTGCCAAACATAGCATCCATTTTCGTCAACAATTGTTTTACTTTCAAGCAGTTGAATTAGATTCACATTAAATCTCCTTATAGGCACAACATACCATTGAATTCCTTAATGGAAGCTTAAGGGATATTTTCAGCTGGTTTTGGCCTATGGAAAAGGGTCCTTCGGCTCGCCATGGGACCCACGCAGAAAGGTGCTACCCCGCCCCCTCTACCCTAGCCCTGTAGTGTGTTGCTTATATACCACACTCACACACTGTATAACCTGTAGTTATAGCTCTCTCTGTTTATCCTCTCTTTAGTTATATTACATAAGACCAGTTGCGCACCCTAGTCCGCACTACGTTGCTTGGCATAGTTGTTGACATGGGCATGGGCCACATGAGCGTAGCGAAGCCATAAACATCCCCGGGGAAATAGAGGCTTTACAGGGAGGGGAGATATTCTGGGGAGAGACAGGAATGAGTGGGTGGGGGTATCCCCAGGACAGGACCCGTCATGCCTAGTGGCTACGCCAGCAAACATATCCACACACTTATACACAGGCTTGAATTCTCATCTACCTTTCCTATACTCCCTCCTATATTCCTCTTGACAGGTTGGCAGCTTCCCTCTGGTCATGCCTACAGTTGACCCTAGAACCTTTACATTTCTTTACATCATTACCTGTTGACAAACGCAACGCGCTCGGGTAATGTACAATCACACAAACGGCAAGGGGTAAAACGATGAACGCTTGGGAAGAACTGATCGACGCGGCGATGTGTGTGGTCGTGCATGCTGAAGAATATCGCGATGGTGAGCCGCTACGAAACGAACAGGAAATCGCGCGCGTCTCAATCGACGCACGTCGCCTGAGGGCCGCAATAGCTGCGATACAGAACGCCAAATAACCCAACCCGCCCGGCGCTTACATAGGCCGGGCATTTACCCATTCCATACCCCTTAGGCTGTTACACTCTGTTACAATTCTCCTGTTGACAACGGAAGTTTCGTGTAGTAGGATGTATGCACTTTCAGAGAGGGTGACGCAAATGAAAACACCAGTAACGCCATATCTGGAACACGGCCGCGAAGTAAGCTTTGCCGACGCACCGAATTGGACGTTATTCGCGTACAACAATGCCGTGTTCATCAAGCGTTCGCCTCGCACGGCGGCGTGCCATTGGCCCGCAGGACCGGATAACGTCAAGTTCAAGGCAACTGACAGAGTGTTGACGCTGCAAGGCGTCGAATAAACCCAAGCAGCCCGGCGCTAAGACAGGCCGGGCATTTAGGGAGCTAGTCATGTCCTACAAAATGCGTCTCTGCCGTTGGTGCAAGTCTCGGGTATATCCTGAGTGCGCGTTCTACTACTGCGGCACGAGCCGCAAGCATTGAGGGGAAGGAAATGAAACTGGAAACTCGCGAAAACTGGCAAACGCAAGCGCGCGGCGACAATGACGCGGAGTATCAGATATACGTTGCCGCGGCCGAATCTCTTGGTTGGCCCGTCAAGAGCTATGATGAATGGCTTAACAGCTAACAACCCCGGCGCCCGGCTGACATAGCGGGCGCATTTCTTGATGGGGACTTCGCTTTCGCTCATGCTTGGAGTACACACTATGTTCCGTGTAATGACGACATGGCACAATGACAACCCGGACACTGTCTGGAACAAGCTGGCTGCCAGACTCGGGCGTGAGCCGACGGCAGCTGAAGCAAAGGCCGAAGTGAGGCGCATTCTTGAGGCCGAGACAGTCAAGCGGGCCGGACAAGGCAAACTTCCCTTCCAACGCTAACACTACACACTCGACTAGAGGAGCCCTAGCCATGTCTTACAAGATGATGCTTTGCCGTTTCTTTCCTTCTCGGGAACTCTTTCGGATGCCTGCTAGCGCAGTGCGGCACGTTGGCCCTGTGCGTGGTTACATCCGCATCCGCAAGATGAAGCCGGCTGCCTTCTCCATCGGCGATGGTCGGGAGACGTTCTCATACGCCGCTTGACAACCCCATACATTCCGCGCTAGCCTATGGCTAGGCTAACAAAAGGGTCACGACATGTCACGCATCACCCACAAGAATTGTGAACGGCTGTGCGACGCGATTAACCAGATGACCGGCAGCCCGAAGGCGAGCTACGTCAAGGAGGCCAACGGCCGCTGTCGGTCGCAGATCGGCAACTATCACCTATACCGCTGTCTCGGCGTGTGCAACCTGGTTCGCATGGACAACGAAAGCGGCGGCATCCGCACGATTATTCACGCCAGCACGGCACCCGAGCTGTTCGAGCGCATGCACGCATGGGTGGCAGGATGGCGCGAGGCGGCCGACGCGTATTCGCGGGCAGTGCAGGACGCCGCGAAGGAGTCGACGCCGTGAACGTTCGCAAGGAAATCGAGTTGTACTCCGCCGATGCTGACAAGCCTGTACTTAATTGGCTGTTTGATCGGTACCACTACGCATCGCAGTGGAACTTTGTCGCGACGTGCGATTTCTCGCGGCCGCATTTCCACCGCATTTGGTCCCCGACGCGTGCCGGCTTGAAGCTATTCGCGCATGACGAGCTGGTCGCGGCGCTGCGCAAGATAGATGCTTTCTGGACTATGCGCATTGCGCAACTAGGAGCCCTGTCTGACGAGGCTATGGAAGTCCGCCACATTGGCCGCGTCGCGCTGGCGAAGGTAACCGCCCAATGAACACCCTCAAGTCCCCCGTACCGAACGACGCACGCTACACATGCCGCCTTGAATGGTGCGGCTACCCCGAGCGGCGCTTTGTCATCCGCTTTTGTGGTCAATGGATCGTACAGGCTACCAAGCTCGGCGACGCTATCGCAGTAGCGCATGCGCACAAAAAGCATAGAGAGGCAGTGTGATGCGTAACCATTGGCGTGCCTATGCTGTTGACGGCTGCCGCCTTATCGAATGGCGGTATGGATATGCAGCGAACGGCGAAGCAACTACCGTCTACCGCGAACGGCTTTTCGCGACAGAGCGCGAGCTAGTAAACTACTTGTGGCCTGATGAATAATCCCGCTTGACACCCGCCGCAGAGCATGGTAGTTTAAGCCAACTAAACGGGAGTGCGACATGGAAAAGATTGTGCGTCTGGGTATTGGTCCGGATGGTAATGTGTATTGCCGTATCAAATACACGGAAGGCCGTCTGTCCATTACGGGAGTTGAAGGCCCGAAGGCGAACGGCGATTGCCGCGGGGCCTGCGGGCAGATCGTTATGCATTTGAAGGACTGCCCGGAATCCATCTCGCCCGCGCCCGGATGGGACGCCGAAACCATTACGCGGTTCTTCGATACGTGGGACCGCTGGCATCTGAACGACATGCAGCCGGGCACGCCAGCGCAGGAAGCCTACCTGCGCGAGCATCCTATCACCGACCATCTGAACTATTACAAGCGCGCTTGCGAGGTGTTGGCGGCCGCGGGACTGAACCCCGACGGCGGTTACAAATACGGTAGCGCGTGGTTGCGCGAAGAAGTGCCGCAGGACGTGCTCGACTGGCTGTTTTCGCTGCCCGACGCCGACATGACACCGGCGTGGGTTTGAAGGAGTAGACATGAAACCGCAAAACCCCAACGTCGCAGAGCTGGCCCGTACGGCGCAGCTTGCCGGATATACCGTCTACATGAGCAATCAAAACAACTCGTGGTTTCACTACACGGACGGGAAGAATATCGGCTATGCGCAATTCAACGCCTACGACGGCGCGAAACTCACCACGGTGCACAAGCCATCGCGTCAGGTAGGGACAGGGTTCTGCGTGGACGGATGCGACGAGTTGGCTTTTAAAACCGCCGCTATCATAAGCGCCCCAAGTTGGGTGAGTCCGCGCGACATGCGCCACGTCCGCAAGTGGGAAAGTTTTGAGGCATTCCGCAAAGCGCACTGGTGCCCGCTGGTGGAAGTGGAGCCGATGGAGGAAACGCCGTGAAAATCGTCGCCTACGCATTCGAAGCCGCATTGCATTGCCCGAAGTGTACGCGCAAGCGCCACCAGCGCACGCCGTTTAGCGTGCGCGCTCCTTCGCTCGTTCCCGCACGGAAGATGCCAAGTTCATTTTGCAGGGCAAAGGAATTATGGTATGAACACCCAACGCTACAACGCTTTTTGAGGGCTTCCCTAGCGGGAATGTTTAACGTAGAATGACATAGAGATGCATTCCGCATCCGAAGGAGCTAACAGAAATGAACACGCGGGAGCGGGAAGAAGTCCTGAAGGTGATGGATGCGCTGGCGAATGCGCTGCGCACGGCTGATTCATTGTTGGATTCGGCGAACATCGGCGGAGGCGCGCAAGAAAATATGGAAGCGCTCGCCGCCTACGACGCCCTCCTCGCCGAAGGAAGCGCGAGCAGCGAAGGGGCGGTTGCGTGGCGTAGGGAGTCACTAGGTGATTTCGCGTCGCCGCACGATCTTACCAGCGACGTGACAATCGCCGCCGTTTGGGCTAAACGGTATAACGTTACGCCGCTCTACACCCACCCGCAGCCCGCGCAGGGCGAGCACGAGCAGCGTAGCTGCGAAGGATCGGAGCGGCGGCCAATCGCACGAAACGAAGTTTCTGCTATAGCGGATGAGGTGGTGGAGCGTATGTGTCAAGAACATAACCGCAATTCTGTGCTTGACGAGCGCGCATGTCCTTCCGGGATGCGTGCCGCCCTAGAATCCGCCCTCCCGCGCGGCCTGCCTGCCGGGAGCGATGCAGGCACGACGGGAGAAATGACGCCGCGGCGCGCCACCTACTTCATGGAGCGATTCAAGCGCGACGAAAAGATGCTCGGGCCGAACGAGCAGAAGGCGCTCGACTACGTTATCGCGATGCTCGCCACCGCAGAACAGCCGTCCTGCGGGCAGGATGCGCGGGATGCGGCGAGGTATCGATTCCTGCGAATGATGAACGAGCGCGATGACGACGGTTCTCCGTGCATTCAGATCGCAGAGGTTTACCCGGATTTCACCAATTACCCTGCTGGAGACAAGTTCGACGAAGCGGTCGACACCTTTATGAGCATCGCCGCCCAACAGCGGCAGGGTGGTACAAAGTGATAGCTCAGCTCAAAACGCAATTACGGTCGGCAGTGCTGCGTTACCGAGCCGCGACGGAGAACCTCGACTGCGGCGCTAACTTGGCCGCCGTAATCAGCGCAGATGCGTCAAAAGCAGCGCGAGAGGCGAACGAGCTTGCTCGCAAGCTAAAAGCAATCGACCCGTCATTTCCGGCATCGTGGACACCGTACCCGGAGGGAACATGACCAACGAACTCCGCACCAACGACGAACCGCAGCGCATCCTGTTGGAGGCTTCCGAGCGGATCAAGGCGTGCTATCCGAACGGCACCAAGGTCGAGGTTTTGTACGGCGACGATCTTGTGCGAGGCGATCTTCAATACGAAGGGCTTGGTCATTGGTCGCTGTGCAACAACGACGGCACCTATCCCTTCTCCCCCGCCGTCCATCCCCACCGGGTGCTGCCATGAACACGAGCAACGACAAAGGAGCCACGAACGTGGAAAGAGCAACGCCAGTTGCGATTAATACCCCCGCCGCGCTGTTGCGGAGAGCCGTAGAAACGGCGAAGCAGGCACTTGAACGTGTACAGCCGCAAGCGCGCGGCGTACTGGTTGTTGACGACATTACGTACGCCATCGAGTTGTGCGGTAAGGCACTCGCCTCCACCGCTCCCGTCGCAAGCGAGAGCCGAGGGATCGTGCCGGAGGGGTGGGTGCTGGTGCCGCGCGTTGCAACTGAGGCAATGCGTATCGCTGCCACGAAGGACCACGAAGGCGATTTTTTCCTGCCATTCTCGCTGTGGAAATCGATGCTCGCCGCCGCCCCCACGCCGCCAGCCGTTTCCAACGGAGAGCCGCCCGCCGCGCTGCTGCACGAGGTCTTGACGCTCGTCGAGTTTGACGCGAAAGGCTATTGCTTGGTTTGTGGCGGATGGAATGTATCTCCGCAAGGCTGCACACCGCGCAAGCACACGAAGGATTGCAAGCTGGCGAAGCTACTCGCCCGCAGCGCAGCGGCGAAGGGGGAAGGATGAGTACGATTACGCTTCAAGAATTGCTTGCCAAGCTCCCGCGCAAACGACTAGCTGCAATACAGCGGGAATATCGCCGGTTGAAAAAATCGTTGAAGCGAGCACAGGAGAAGCCGCGATGACCCAGCAGAATGCTCCCGAAAACGACCGCAGACATTACGAGGAATGGATGCGCAATCAGGAGAAGCCGCGATGAGCACTGGAGAATGGATAATTACCATCTGGTTTCTTGTCGCATGTATATGCGCGTGGACTAAGAGGGCGGCGCGATGAGCACGATTGCGTTTGCTCCGCACACGCTGCTGCCGAAGGCAGAACACAACAACGTAAGGGCTGCGATGGGTAGCCCGGATTGGAAGGAGGGGTTGTGAGCAAGCAGCGTTATCAAGACCCAAACGATCCGCTCAACGGACCGGAGTACCACACGGGAAAGTTGTGCTGCGAAGGCTGCGGACGTATGGCCGGTACGGCTTGGAGTCCGCACTGGTGTCAGCCGTGCAACGCTGCGCGCATGGACCGCATCGGTTCGTTCTTGCGAACTGAGATTGAGCGTAGAGAGGGGCAGCAGCCATGACCACCCCAACCAAGCAGCACGACAGTGATGCAAATCGCCAGACGAGCGAGCGGGAGAGGCTTGCGGAATGGTTAGAATCTGCCGGGAAAGGGATTCTTACTAGCGAAATCGCGAGACAACTCCGCGCCGGCGAGGCCGAGATTGAAAGTTGGCGCGTAGCCGCGACGATCAATGACCTAGAAGTGAAACGGCTCCGCGCCGAGAACGAGGCGTTGCGGACGGTGACGGATGAGGATGTGATCCGAACGTCGGCGCGCACCGGGGTAATGCCGGTGGATGTTCGTAAGGCCCTCCAATCCTTCATCCGCAGCAAGGAGAGCCGCCGTGGGTAGTAATTCTGCGAATTACGATCTGGTGCAGAGGTTGCGATTCCTGGGTGAAGGGGAGCCGCTGCGCGGGCCTCTAATGTGCCGAGCGGCCGACGAAATCGAACGCCTGCGCGCGGAGGTTGCCGAATGGAAGCGCGTAGCATCGGCTCAGGCTGAGCTGCACGATACCGCCGAACGCGAGCTGGCAGAGCTGCGGGAGAGGATCGAGAAGGCGCCTGTTCGAGACACATACGTTGAAGGCGAGCACGGGCGGGAAATCGTATGGATAAGCGACGATGGTGCGATGCCTGCGGAGTACAAAGGCAAGCGCGTGCGGCTGCTCGTCGAGGAGTAATTTCATGGCTGAAAAGCTTCTCTCTTATCTATTCCCTTTCTATCTGTTGTGTGTTATTGTGTGGCTGGTTGGGAGCATGCTCTACGAGCATTGTCTAAAGCCGAAACATCCGAAGGAGCATGAAAATGACTTATCGTAAGAAGCCTGTTGTCGATGCGAACACCAAGCCGAAATTCTATGCTTTCAACCAGAACAACTCTGGTGGTGGGTTTCACTTCGATGCAGAGTGTGGTATTTCCCATTGGGTGATTGTTGAAGCCCATTCGGCGGAACAGGCCAACAGCATTGCTGAGTCCATCGGCATCTATTTCAACGGCTGTGACGATGGCAGTGATTGTCCTTGTTGCGGGGATCGCTGGTCTTCGCAGTGGAGTGATGACAAGGGGTTCGATTTTCCGTCTTACTACGGCGATAAGCCTCTCCGAGACAAATGGGAAAATAGCTCCGGCTATGGCATTAAATGGATTGAAGGTCCCGAGGCTTTCGTTCATTACCTCGATGGCACCATCGAGGCATTTGAACACTAAACACATCGAAGATGCACACTCCGAAGGAGGCTAACATGAATACCGAAAGATTGACTGTTATTTGTGAATGGCTTGAAGCTGGAGCCCCGCATAAGGATGGGGTGGATGGGTTTGACATGCGCGAGTGGGTAAGATACACACCTTGCGGCGCCGTGTGCTGTATTGCCGGGGCTGTTTATCAGTTTTTCGGCGGGAAAGGAGAGGGCTTTTTTATCCAAGCAGCGAACTTGCTTGAATTGGATTGCAAAACCGCAGAGAGGCTTTTCTATGCTTTCGACGGAAGCCCCGAAGAAGGCGGGATCAATCCCGCTACCATCACCCCCGCATGGGCTGCACGCTGCATTCGTAAGCTCATGGAAACAGGGGAAGTGGACTGGATGGGTACGCAAGCTGCCTAACGTAGGAGAATAAAATGACACACGATGAAAAGCTGAATTGGATGGCAATTTGGGCGGCCAAGAATGGCGTTGCGCTCGAATTGCAGGGTGAATGTGGATTTGGTAGGGAATGCGTTGGCATCATCAAACACGATGTCTACCCCGATTTTGAGCGATACGACGAAAAATACAACGATGTTTGCTGGGCTCCTCCGGATGCCTACCACAAGCATGACTGTGTTGCTGTACTCGGGCGAGGAGAGGCGGCCGAGGGTCAGCTTTATGATTGGCTCAAGTGGTTTGATGACAATGGATATGTAGTAGAAGCCAAACGAAAGGAATGCAGGGATGACGGCCGCGCATTTGATGCCATTGACTTTATTCTTGGTGCTCACAATAGCGTTAAAATGGTGAAGAAGGGTCAGATCTCTCTCCAGAACACCCCTACAAGCCTCTAGGAAGCTCTAGGAGGCCATTACAGCCCTAGGGAGCTACCTACGTAGCCCCTAGAAAGAGAACGCCTTAGAACGCTTCCTAGAGCGAAATAGAGGCATACACAATAGACAGCCGAAAGGCGCCAACAGGAGAGAAAGTCATGAAAGTGAGCAAGTGTGGTGGTGAGCAGACGACCCCTAAGGAACTGACGTGGGATGAGATGATTCTGAGTGAGGGAGTATATCGCAGCACCGGCTCTTCTGGTACATCCTCGCGGTTTGTTGTCGTGACCAACTTCGGCCAGCCAAACACCGTATTGTGGTTTTGCGACGGTATGCTTGAAACGGCAGGCGGTGAATGGAAGAGGGGTAAGTTCATCCCTACCAACGAAACTGTCTGTTTTGAGCTGAAGCCTGCTTAAACGTCTTTGGCTTAGGGGCTTGCATGAGACAGCCGTAGGCGCTATAAAAGACTGAGGAAGAGGGGACTAAAAGGAGGCAATGTATGCACTACACACTCATCCGTAACACCTCTGCCCCGGCTCGTAAGTCGGAGGCGCTTCCGCTGCGGAATCTGGCCTTTGCGAAGATTGTAGGAGGCCAGCTCGAAGGCGATGCCCTGTTCATCAAGGGCAAGAAGACACAGGACGTGTCCAGCGAGATTTACAAGCTGGCTGAAAGCATGGACGTCAAGGTGGCTCTTCGTTTCGATGCTGAGAACAATGGAGTGAAGGTGTTCCGCATCAAGAAGATCAGTTGACATTGCTGTAGCGTTGTGCTACAATTCTAAAGGCGTGGGCTCATTTGTCTTAGCACATGAATTTCCTCACACTCAGGAGAGGGTGTGTTGGCTAGGAGGAATGAGCCCACGAAGGCCGTGAGCGACGGAAAGCAGTTGAGTTGGGACTTACGTCCCGGTGAAGACACGCTAGGACAATTCAGTGGACGGCCCTTTGATGGCGGGGCTAAAACGGGTCTAATGGGACACAAGGGCGTTGCCTGACAGAGCTAGCAAGGAGTGCTATTCTGTTCCCGACAATAGGCCACTGAATACCAACATGAACGAACAGCAACAAAAGACGGCGTAGCGGGCTATGTCCCAAAAGCCATCTAATGACCCCTTTTGCCCGGAGAAAGCAATGGCTAAGTTTAAGATTGGTGATGTGGTACGCATTATCGCCCGCGACGATTGGGGTGAAGGAGAGGTGATCGCCCATAACGGCTGCGACCTGAAAATCATCTTCAACGATGGCAGCGTGGGCCTCTTCATTGAAGATGAATTACGATTGGTGGCACGTCCTGTAGATAAGGAGACAGAGCAGGCCGTTGATGAAGCTCTCGGGCTTGTCTCTGTCCAAATGAGGCTTCCTGTGGAATTGCATGAAGCTTTGAAGGCTATTGCTGAGGGGAAGGGATGGGTGCTTCCTGCGGTCATGCGCGAGGCTTTGTCGCTCTATGCTTATCAAGCCAACACCGCTTGAAGTGTATTTGAAAGCTCATGCTGTTTGCAATGCTGTCTTTCAATCACTCTTGAATGCTCAGAACGATCCAGAGAAAGAAGCATTCTGGTTCTCTCATGCGGATAAACTAGAGCATAAGTTTACCACAGAGCACGGCAAGCATTACAGTTATTTCCTCACACATCCGAAGGAGCAGCCATGAAGGAAGTAGTAGCTAAGGCTAAGCTGATTGCTGAAGTGGCTCACTTCACCCAGCGCAGGAAATACACTTCTGAACCGTACGTGGAGCACTGTCGTCGCGTAGTATCGCTCCTTGATGGCTCTGAGAAGCGCATGTCTGATGCGGCCTATGCTGCGGCTTGGCTCCACGATGTTGTCGAAGACACTCCGATTACGCTTGACTTCATTGCAGAGCGGTGCGGGATGCTCGTGGCCCGCTACGTCAGTGCCATGACCGACACCAAAAACATGTACATGAACAGGGCTGCTAGGAAGGAAGTGGACAGGAAGCGACTCTCAGAAAGCAACCGAGAGGTGCAGACGATTAAAGTGTGTGACCTCATTGACAACACCGAATCCATCGTGCAATATGACCCTGCCTTTGCGAAGGTGTATCTGAAGGAGAAGCAACTGCTCCTAGATGTTCTCACGAAGGCAGACAAGTCCCTACACGAAAGAGCCCAACACCAGCTTACACAAGCCTTGGAGGCTATGGAATGATTCTCCTTGAATACCCTTCTGTCATCCGCACCATTGGAACAAAGCTTTGGGAGGGGGCGCTGTCGCTGTTTGTTGTCGTAATGCTTGGGCTTACGTTCGGGCTCTACATCCGATAGGAGACAATAAATGAACTTGCAAGCAATGATGGACGGTTTGAACGCGCAGTGGCAAAAAGAGCGCAGCAATACCCAAATGACTCTTGGCCAACTCATCGATTTTCTTGAGGGTCTTGATCCCGAAGCGCAGGTTGTAAATTTAGTTCATCCGCATAGCTACCGGGGCTATTACTCCGATCTTGCTTTTGAGCATGCGGAAGGTACTCGCGCAGCGGGAGACCTCCTCTCTGCCTGCCGTTTGTGCATGGGAGAAGTATTTGAAGGCTACAAGGGCGGTGATTTTGTCATGGGCAAGTTGACCCCTCTTTGGGTAGCCAGTTATGGCTGTTGTGGTCTGAAGCTCATGCGGCTCGGAATCAATGGGGACATGGAAACGGCTGAAGATGAATATTGACATTCCGAAGGAAAGACTCTAATGGACAACACCAACAAAGCAACATCCAAAGGCTTCAAACGTCTTATGAAGAAGTGGTTGGCTACGGCTTCGCCTGCGGCACGTAGCACCTACCGTGATGCTCTCAAACAGCCGACAGGCCTCTGGCCGCAGCACCTTGACGTAGTGCCCAATGAAGTGAAGGGAGCTACGGCTTGGTGGGCTAGGAAGGGAGGCTGAGATGAGCACACAGGCTACTAGCAGCGGCGGTATTGGGTTTGATGGGTTGTTGACGATTGTCTTCATCACACTGAAGCTATGCAATGTCATCAATTGGTCATGGTGGTGGGTGCTATCGCCGTTGTGGATTCCTCTGGCCATTCTGATTGTGATTGTAGCTCTTGCTGTGGTTCTCAGTTGACATCCGAAGGAGCCTCCTGAAATGGCCAAATTCTATGTAGGGCAGAGGGTACGCATAAACTCCCCCGGAGGAGACCTCCACGGTATGGAGACAACCATCATAGCTTTGGACGTGGTGGGATGGAACCGCGATGGTACGACTTTCATTGGTGCTGGGGTTGAGGCGCCAGCTGGAATTGATATGTCGGATGCCGATGAGGATTTTGATGGTTATAGTTATGAGTACCATGAACTTGAACCCATCGTTGATGATGGCCGAAGGGTGATTAGCTGGGAAGAAATGAAAGACCTGTGGACCCCAAAGGAGCTTAGCCATGTCTGACAATACGAAGTATGCCACCATCCCCGGCTTTGAACAGCTTACGGCCCAGCAAGTGTTCGACATGTCAGCTAGTCATTTGCTGAAGCAGATGGAACAGAGCCGCGAGCCTCAAGTTCTTCCGTCCGCACCAAGCGGCCTTTGCCTCTATCGCAACGAGGCGGGCTTGAAGTGCGCAGCAGGCGTGTTCCTTACTGACGCGGGCGCTGAAGAGTGCGATGCTTACGACAATTGCGGTTCTGGCTCTGGTTGGGGCACGCTATCGGATGCTGGTCTTGTGCCAAATACTAACGAAAGATTGATTCTGCACCTTCAGGATACCCACGACAACCATTGGCCGTCGGAATGGCGCGCATGCCTTATCCGCCTCGCTGCCGAGTTTGGCCTAGACGACTCAGTGTGCCGATAATGAACTCCGTTCTGTCCCAATCCCTGTATGGGCAGGTGGAGGCGCTTCGCCGCCTAGAGTACAATCACCATGAAGCTCTCATCATGGCCCAATCGCTCATCCGCATCCTCAGTGAATACCTACCTGAGACATCGGAGAGCTATCAAAAACTACTAGACAGGATCAGGGACTATGATTACGCTGACGCTGCGGACCATAGAGGAAGACGGGAGTTTGGAAATCGGCATCAAGACGAATTGTGAAGAGAGCACCGATCCCGGAGCTTTTGAAGCCATGTACAAAATCCTAGGCTTTCTTCAAGAACAAGGCATCGTCCAATCTGACAACTCAATGAGGATACACTGACATGACATCGAAGAGCCCCCAGAATGCGTAAGAAAACAGCATGCCCTAGCTGTGGTCCTAGGGATGTCAGTGGTAACAACCTTCTTCTCTATGAAGACTCTGACACCCTCGGCTACTGCTTCCAATGCCAGAAAACCCTAAGCACAGAGAAAGCAATGCCCCCTCAGACGAAGAACAAGGACGACAGCTTGGAATTGGCAGCCATTGCTTCGCTGCCTTTCCGTGTTTTGGAAGATCGCAACATCTCCAAGGAGACGTGCCAACGTTTTGGTGTTCGTGTCGCTCTGGATGAGCAGACGGCCTCTGAAGTGACAGACCATTATTACCCCTACTACCTGAATGGGGAGATTACGGGGTATAAGAAGCGTACGCTCCCGAAGCACTTCGCTGTTCTTGGGAAGGTGAAGTCGCTATTCGGTCAGGAACAGGCCAAGAAGAATGGCCGCATGCTGATTGTCGTGGAAGGGGAGATTGATGCTCTGTCTACGTGGGAAATCCTTCAGCAGAAGGGTAAGGCGTACAACGTCGTGAGCCTCCCCAACGGAGCTAATGAGGCAGGCCAACTAGACGCAGCAACGCGTTCCCAATTGGAATTCTTCACAGCCCACGAGCTTGTAGTGATTTGCCTTGATGAAGATGCTCCGGGACAAGCCACAGCGCAAGCTTTGGCCGAACTCCTCGTGAGCCAGTGCAAGGTGAAAATCATGCGCTTGGCCCGTAAGGATACGAACGAATACCTCAAGGCAGGCGACATCGACGGCTGGTGGAGTGCTCTCCTCGGGGCTAAGGACTATGTTCCTGAGGCCATCGAGAACGGCTCTGTGGACAATTTGGACGAACTAACTACGCCCACGCCTCCGGGTGTGTTCGTAGGCTGTCTGCCGCAGACGATGAAGAAGATGTATGGCCTTCGCCCCGGTGAAATCACGTTGATACTCGCCCCACCCGGTGCGGGAAAGACCACGCTTTGCCGTCAGATTACGTACGACCTCCTGCGCAAGCAGGATGGACCCGTCTTCAACATGTTCTTGGAGGAAGGCAAGACCAAGACCCGACAAGGCATTGTGGCCTTGCATGCAGGGGTGGCCCTCAATCACTTCCGCCGCGATCCGAAGGTGGCTAAACGATCGGCAATCGAAGATGCCAACAACAACGTCCTCTCTAAGCTTGAGATGCTGACAAACAATAAGGTGCTTCTCAATGACGAGGCATTGCTGAACAAGATCAATTTCTTTGCCAAGGCCAAGGGCTGTAAGTATGGCGTCTTGGATCACATCTCCTATGTCCTGTCCAGCCGAGACAGTAAGGATGAACGCAAGGAAGTGGATCAGTTGATGACGAAGCTGTCGCAGCTTGTCGAAGATCAGGGCCTCCATTTGATTGTTGTCTCCCACATCAAGCGCAAGCAGCGAGACAGGGACAAGGCCGGAAGCCAGAAATACCCCTATTGGGAAATCCTAAGCCTTGACGACGCGCGCAGCAGTGGAGCATTCGAGCAGCTTTGCCACAATGTGATTGCACTAGAGCGACAGATTTGCGATCCTAGCGATGCCAGCCCAAAGCCGCTTAGCCGTACACGCATCCTCAAGAACCGAGAGGAAAGTACGCTTGGCTTGGGTGACTACTTGATGTACAACACACAGAAGGGCGCTCTAGAACCTGTTGAAGCGGAGTATTGATATGAAAAAGTTGAATGTCCCTTTGTATTTTGCTTGCTCAAATCTATACCATGTGAGCAAAGTAATGATGGGGAGATGGAACGACGAACTAGGAAGTTATTGGGACGCCGACGGTGAATATGATTGCACTAAGTTAGGTCACAACTCGTGCATCGAAGATGGCCCTTGTTCAACGTTTTCTTCAACCTCTAAAAAAGAAGTACAAGCGTACGTTTTGGGACAACAAGACCTCCGTCGTGTATTGAAATCTAGCCTATGAAGGCATGGATTGATATTGAGACGGACAATCTCTCTCCATTCTATACGCGTATATGGTGTGTGAGTGTTTGTCTGGATTCCTCTGGCGAGTGTCAAACGTACACAGACCGAGAGAGCTTCCTGAAGGCGTCCAAGGAATGGACGGAGATTGGAGGGCACGGCATTCTGTCCTTTGATCTGTTTGCCTTGTGGTTGTTGTGGGGCATCCCTTTCACTGTAGGACCAGACACGTTCAATGGCAAGCCTGTCAAGTTCATTGACAGCCTCGTCATGTCTCGCTACTTGCACCCAGATCGGGGGCTTCATGGACTTGAGGAATGGGGCGAGAGATTAGGACTGCCCAAGCTCGACCACAAAGACTTCACTTGCTACAGCGAAGAAATGCGTGTATACTGTGAACGCGACGCAGCCCTGTCAAGGGCGGTATATCACTACTTGCTGAAAGAGGAGATGAGCTGATGCCTTGGGCAATTGCGGTTGCTGCTATAGGCGCAGCGATGAATAAAGAGAGCAGTATCCCGGATATCAGTATGGGAACGATCTACACTGACACTACGCGGACCAAGCCAAAAGAGAAGCAGTGCGGATGGAAATGCACGGGATGTCACGCAACCAACGGTGCCCACGAATCCCAATGCTCATGGTGTAGGACGTATAGACTGGAAGAAAAGGAAGCTCCGACCGATCCACTACCGGCAAAGTGGTACGAAGAAGAATTACGCATGAGAAAGGCAGCCAGAGAAGCAATACGTAAGAACGACCCGTCTGTCTACAAAGAACATCCGAAGGAGAGTCCGAAGTGAAGAAGCTTATCCTTGTTGTTAGCACGTTGTTGCTTGGAGCATGCACATGCCCGAAGGAGGTGCTGGTGTGTTCGTATGGCGGCGAAGAGTCATTCCGAAGTAGGGCCGCCGTTGGCATTAGGGCCATTTACAATGGCCGAGTTGTCTACCAGATTGGTAGGTGGGGTGACGGCAAAACCTACAATCCTCGCGCGGGAGAATATTGTGAAGTACAACCAGCATCCGAAGGAGCTAACAAATGATTACCAGAGACGTATCAGACAAGGCACTAGCTGACACACTAAACAAGATAGCTGAACAGTATGACGACGCCTGCGGCTGTCCCCGATGGCTGTGGGACTTGTACGAAGAAGCAAGAAAGCAGGAGAAGGCAGAATGAATCTCTGGAACAAGCTGAACGTTTTCAACAAGCTATTTGCCATCAGCCTCGCCCTGTTCTTGTGTGTGCTATGGCTAGCGCCATTTTTCCCCTCCAAGTTTGTCTTTTCGCTGTTTTGCACAGGTCTCTTGGCCCTGATTGGCACGTTTGTCGGGGGTGTAGCGTCTTTCTTTCATTACTATGACAATAGGCCCTAGAACGCTCTAGGAACGCCTAGGAGCCCATCGTGTTCCTACCCGCTACCCTACTACCTCCCCTAGGCTGTAATGGCCTCAGAACGCTTCCTAGGAGCTTCTAGAGGCATTCTAACACCATCCCAAGGACTGCACATGATTGAATACCGAAAAGGAAGTTTGTTTGACGCCCCTGAAGACTTTGTTCTGGCCCATGCTTGTAATTGTCGGGGTGTTTGGGGGAGCGGGGTTGCCGTAGAATTCAAGAAAAGATTCCCGCTAGCCTATCAGGACTACCGAGAGGAGTGCGCAAAAGGAATGGGCCCCGGATGGGCTAGTTTGTTTGGCAGGGTTGCTTGTCTGTACACTTCGTACGACTATGGCTCCCGAGTTAGTACGCCCTACCTCATCTTGCACGACACAGGCTCTGCCGTTGCTGATCTTCTCAGACAGACAGATGCTCCGATTGCTATGCCTAAGATCAACAGTGGCAAGTTTGGAGTGCCTTGGGAAGACACCGAAAAGGTGTTGAATCTGTTCAGTCGTACTTTCTACGTGTATACGAATGAAAGTTGATTGGGATGCTGCGCTGCGGCTTGCTCAGAAGAGCGCCTATCTCCAAGCAGCACAGGAAATCTCTGGCATTCGCTTTGACCAAGAGAAGGCTAAGGCGCTTCTGGAACGCATTCGCTGCCTGATGTCGGAGATTGAGGCGGACATTGAACCTAAGCTTCCCTCCCGTAAGCTCAAGAAGAGCGAGGAGAACGAATACACCCTGCCGGCCAAGCCCTTCAAGCAGGACGGGTCTTTCTCCCATCACATGTTGAAGTTTCTTGACCGGCACGGCATTGAGGCAGATGCGACTTCACGCACCCTGCAATGGCAGGGGCAGCCAGAAACGATTGTAGGAGGAAAACTCCTCCCAGCAACAAAGCCCATGACCCTGAGCAATCAGGATGATCTAAAGGACTGGCTGATTCAGGAAGGATGGGAACCCTCGCTGTGGAACTTGAAGAAGGAGAATGGAAAGCCTGTCCGTGATCCGAAGACGAAGGCCACCATTCGCACCACACCCAAAATGCAGGAGAACGGCAAACTCTGCCCCAATCTGGAGGAGATGAGCGGTCCTCTTGTAAAACAAGTGGTGAAGTGGTTGTCATGCCGGAATAGACATTCCGTGCTTGAAGGGTGGCTGTCCAATCCACGATTGGCTTTCGACGGCAAGCTTACGGCAGCGTCTAGCGGCATCACGAATACGTTCCGCCAGAAACATACTGTTGTAGCCAACATTCCCAAGAACAAGGAACATGTCCTGTTCGGCAAGGAGATGCGAGAACTTTTCATTGCCAATGAAGGGCAGGTGTTGGTTGGGTACGATGCTTCTAGCCTTGAGGACCGGATCAAAGGGCATTTCACAAGTAAATATGACTCGGGCGCCTACGCTGCCAAGATTCTGGCTCCGGGGTACGACCCCCATCAGGAAAATGCCGATCTGTGGGGGATTGACCGATCTATTGCAAAGAACGGAACGTACGCTCTTGGTTATTTCTGTGGTGTGGACAAACTAGCCACAACAATCAAGTGCAGCAAACAAGACGCAGCAACGCGCCACCAAGACTATTGGAAACTCAACAGTGCCCTGAAGCAACTAGACGAAGCCCTAGGAGCCCATTGGGAAGCCAACGGTAAGAAATACATCGTAGGCATCGACGGGAGGAAGGTGTTCTCTCGTCACCGCCACGGCCTTGTCAACCTCTTGATTCAGAGCACAGGATCAATCATCATGGACTTCTCAGCAGCATGGATGGACAAAGCTCTTGGTGGGCTAGTTGTAATGGACGGAGAAGTGTGCTATAATGTCAAAGGACATGAGGTGTTTCGTGTAGGCTTCTTCCATGACGAATACATTTACTCTTGCGATCCTGAAGTGGCAGAATATGTAGCCGAACTAGGCAAGAAGTCGATTCAGAAGGCAGGGGAACATTTCAAGCTTCGCGTTCCGCTCATGTCGGAAGCCAAAATCAGCACTGATTGGAGTAAGATTCACTGAATCACGCATGAACGCAGTGAAGACCCCATATTGACACCCACCAACATCTAGGCTATACTACTAAAGGCAAGTCGCGAAAGGGGAAGGTAAGAGGTCCGTATCGCAAGGCGAAATGCCCTAGACCCGGTTGCCCGCTTGTCACAATCACACTCAAGGAGAAAGTGTCATCAAAATCATCGAAGCACTCAAGCGTCTGAAAGACCTCACCATCAAGGCGGAAGACCTCCGCACCAAGATTGGACAGCACAGCGCCGACCTCAACTACGAGACGCCTGTCTACGAGAATCAGAAGGATCAGGTGGACAGTTGGCTTCAGAGCCATTCTGACATCCTGAAGGAAATCCTGCGCCTGCGTACCGCAGTGCAGCGCACGAACCTTGAAACGAAGGTGACGATTGATCTGAATGGCAAGGGTGTTACGCACTCGATTGCCGAGTGGATTCACCGCCGCCGCGATCTTGCTGCCGCAGAGGCTACGGCTTACGCCAAGCTCACCGACCGCAATCTCAAGGAAGGCATGGCGCAGCAGTCGAGCGGTCAGGCGATTGAAGTGAAAATTCGCCGCTACTACGATGCCAAGACCCGCGATGAAAACATCTCCAAGTACAAGTCGGAGCCGCACATCATTGATTCGACGTTGGAAGTGACGAACGCTGTCACTGACCTCATCGAATAATCCCGTTCAACATTAGCCAACACACAGAGTAAACAACGAGGATACACTGGACGTCGCCGGACGACTCTGGCTCCAAACTGCATGGTATGCACAGACCCGTTAAGTCTGTCGTGGTTCGACCCCACACAAACTCTAAAGGTTGAAGGCTCAAGGCTGAAGGAAGCAAGGGTTAAGACGTTCAAGGTAGCAAGAGGTAAGGTAGGAAGGATAAACACGGCGTCGTAGTCGTGAAATCCGGGTTAAGAGCTGAGGTTCTAGTGCCTCATCGTTCTCTTCCGGCTTCCTGTTTGGGTGGCTAATCTTTCTTTCGAGGAAATGTATGTATCTCAGACTGTTTCAGCTTTTGGGGGCACTGGCGTTGTTTGGTGTCCTCTTTTCGCAAGTGGTAATTCCCTTGTGGCATCGCAAGCCGACGTGGCCTATGTTTTCAAAGAAACGCTCCGCAATCGAAGATGAATTCATCAACACCAACGAGCAAATTGAACTGAAAGCTCTTCAAGAACGTAACAACCAACTCAAGGACAAACTTCATGATTAAGACCATTGCTTCCGCTGTTGTTGTCGGCCTGATTGTTCTGTTTGGCTTGGTGGGCACCACCCATCAGGACGCACAGGAAATCCTCATTACGCAGTCGGCCTCCGGTGCACTCACGGTGTATACCACGCCGGGCTGGCACTTCGCTCCCTTCTCCAAGACCACCTACTACGACCGGCGCTCTTCGTATGAGTTCCAGTCGCCCATTCGTTTCAATGATGGCGGTCAGGCTACGATGAAGGGCTCCATCCAGTTTGAGATTCCTACGGATGAGAAGACGCTCATCGACCTGCATTCTAAGTATGGCTCTCAGGATGCTCTGAAGACGCAGCTTGTCCAGCGTGTTGTGGACAAGGCCGTGTTCATGTCCGGCCCGCTGATGTCCAGCCGAGAGTCGTATGCTGAGAAGAAGTCGATGCTCGTGAGCGATGTGGAAGATCAGATTGCGCGCGGCGTCTATCAGACGCGCCAGCATGAAGTGAAGACCGTCGATCCGATTACGGGCGCTGAAAAGACCGTGACGAATGTCGAGATTGTGACGGACGAGAAGGGCCTTCCGCGTCGACAGGAAGAGGCCGTCCTGACCCCGTTCGGCATCCGCACCTTCAACTTCACCATTGCTGAAATCGACTACAGCAAGGACATTGAAGCGCAGATTGCCTCGCAGCAGAAGATTACGATGGATGTGCAGACGGCCATTGCTACGGCCAAGCAGGCCGAACAGCGAGCCCTCACCGCTGCGAAGGAAGGCGAAGCCAACGCAGCCAAGGCCCGCTGGGAACAGGAAGTGATTAAGGCCAAGGCTGTTACGGCTGCTCAACAGGAGCTTGAAGTGGCTAAGCTGGCCACGCAGAAGGCCGAGCAGGAAAAGCAGGCCATTATTTTGAAGGCCGAGGGTGAGTCGGAATACAAGCGCAAGATTATCACGGCCGATGGTGCACTTCAGCAGAAGCTTGCGGCTTACATCGAAGTGAACAAGAACTACGCCAATGCCATTTCGGCCTACAAGGGCAATTGGGTGCCAACCACCGTGTTTGGCGGTACGACGAATGCCGGCGGCGGCGCTCAGGACTTGCTCAATCTCCTGACCGCTAAGACGGCCAAGGAACTGTCTCTCGACACCACTGTCAGCTCGGGGAAGTGATATGTTCCGCTCAAAGACGTTTGAAAGCATTACGGGCGACTTGGCACAGAAGGTTGAAGACCTGAAGACTCTTGCCGCTCAGAAACGTGATGACGCTAAACGACACGAAGCAAGCGCACAGGAATATGCCAACAAGGCAAAGAGTGCTACGGCCGACTCTGAACGGGCTGACAAGGTGGCCGCCAAGATTGACCAACTTCTGAGTGACTGATATGACCTACCCTAATCCGAAATTCACCGCGCAAGACATCATCAACTTCCTTAACGAGCGCTATTACAAGGCGCATCCGAATGCGTAAACATTGGCTTGTTTTGTCCCACTCCGATTTTCTGAGTCCGCTGGGGCTGTCTCAAGCAACGGACTTGTTGACGTGCGAAGCAGAGGCAGATTCAGATGCTACTGACTGCATCAAGCAAGGAGAGGATTGGGCCTACGTGTACGAACTGAAGCGGGTGTATCTTCCGCATCCGAAGGAGCCCACAAAAGAGGCAGAAATAGTGTATGTGGACTAAGTTGGGAATGAGTGGTAGTCTTTGCGTGGCCGTATCGGCATTGGTGTTGTCAGGCTTTGCCCTAGCAGCTTCGTGGGATTTGTTCGGTGCCACCCTCGTTGGCTTGATGCTTATGGGGGTGGGTTTTGCAATGTATGCTTACAAACAGGAGAATTTCAATGACAGCAAGTAAGAAGGGCAGTGCGAAATTGCCGAGCCCGCGTGGGGAATTTCTGTGGGCTGTGCCCGGCTGGTGTGTTTCCGACGCCACGTTTCCTACCGCAGCGGCGGCAGTGGCGGATTTTGAATCTAATGGCGATCCGGACGCTGGTGACGTAAAGATTTGTCAGGTGGTTGAGACGTACGGCTACACCACTACCCTAACCAAGAAGTAAGGAGAACACAGAGAGTGAAAGGCACTTACAAGGGCTTTGAAGGCCCAAAGAACGGCGGATTCTACACCGCCATCATTGAAGGACAGGGGCTCCCCACGCGCTTCTTTGGGTGTGGGAAGAAGCCCCCCACCACGGCCAGTGGCACTACCGTTGAGTTTGAAGTGGTGGAGAAGGAGGTTGGAGACAAAACCTACTACTCTATCAAGGGAGCATTGAAGGAATTGGGGGCGGCTGCGCCTGCGGAAAGTGCTACTAGTTCTGGCGGCAATTACAGCAAGAACGCACCCAAGAGTGCAGAAGATCGTGTCTCGATTGAAAAGCAGGTGATTCTCAAGGCGGCTGTAGAGTTTGTCGTAGGCACTCAGGGGTCTAATGCAGACCCCAAGGAAGTGGTGAAGGCGTTCAATGCTTTCCTCCCGCTCCTTCAACCGTCCCCAGCAAAGCCCAAGCCAAAGCCTGTCGAGGAACAGAGCCAAGACCCTGACGATCAAGATCCGCCTTATTGATGAGGTAACGCATGCGTATTGACGACATTGAACGACTTGCAAAGGTACACGCCTCACTCATCGCTGACAGCGCCGAGTTTCGTACTAGCAACGGCGATCCAAATTACAGTTTCAACGACACCAACAAGGCGATCAGCGCAGTTGCAAAGGCAATTGCAGACGCAGTAAGCAACAATCCGCAGTAGTATGGGCCGACTAACATATATAGAGGCGCTAGAGGCATATCAGAAATACCTAGGCCGTTTTCTGTCTCCACAAGAACTGGCAGAAAAAGAACGCGACTCGCACTTTGCATTCTGGCTCACTAGTGCAGATAGACCGTGGAATCAGAACTCAACACAACACAATCAAAAGGAACCAAACCAATGAGCAACACGAACAACAAGCCCCGCAAGAACGGCACCTATGCAGTGGCCTATTCCCGTCGTAAGAGTCGAGAGGTGAATCAGGGAACGGCCACCTACACTCGCGGTCGAGGCTGGAGCAATGTCCGAGGCCCGTATGGCCGAGCTGTCACCAATCCCACTATCTACGCTTGGGAATAATCCAATGTTCACGGCCGTATGTTTTGTAGTGGCCGTATACGTAGCCTACCGGGGAGGTTTCTCGGTGGGCTATGTTTTTGGATATGACGATGGAATCAATGACGGGAGGAAACGATGAAAGAATTTGAGGCATTCAAGAAGATTCCTCGCCTAAGCCGAGAAATTGTCATTACCGAGAAGATTGATGGTACCAATGCGTCCATCTATATCGGAGAGGATGGCGAATTTCTTGTTGGCTCGCGTACGCGATGGATTACGCCAGAAAATGACAACTACGGCTTTGCTAATTGGGCCTACGCAAATGAAGAGGAATTGCGTAAGCTTGGGACGGGGCATCACTTTGGTGAATGGTGGGGGCAGGGCATTCAACGCAACTATTCCCGTGTGGGAAAGATTTTCAGCTTGTTCAACACTACACGCTGGAAGGACGCTGCTGACCTCCCGCCTTGCTGCTCTGTCGTACCCGAGCTATATCGTGGCGATTTTGACACCAACGCCATCCGCGGCGTGTTGAAAGAGCTTGAGCGAGACGGCTCCAAGGCAGCGCCGGGCTTCATGAAGCCAGAAGGCATCATCATTTTCCACACAGCGGGCAATCTGATGTTCAAAAAGACTCTGGAGAAAGACCACGAACCGAAAGGACAGCAGGCATGAGCAACGCGAAGCCGTATAATCACAAATCCACCACTCACGAAGAACTCTACTTCCACATCCGAGAACCCCACACGGATAAGAAGGGCAAGAAATACAAGGCAGCTACAGTGTTTGCCCGTAAGTATCCGTCAGACGATATTGGTCCCGCTGGATGGATCACTACCGTTGTCCGCTGTTCGGATACAGATAACTTTTGCCGCGGCCACTGACCGCAATCTGGCAAGGAAGCGATTCTTCCACGGAGAAGACCCTGATTACTTCAGGCAGTCGGAGACGAAGCCAACATATGACGACGCTAAAAAGCTCTACATGAGCATCTAAAGGAGAAAGGATTGGAAGGAACGTTCAGGACTCATATTGCAGAGTCGATCTTTTACAACAAATACGCACAGGGCCGCAACGATACATGGAAGAACCTTGCCATCCGCCTCGTGGATGATGTCTGCGGGCGAATGGGAGGGGAGGCCCGCCAAACCCTTCTTTCAACGGAGGACATGAAAGACCTCACCAAATTCATCGTGGACATGAAGTTCATTCCGGGCGGTCGCTATCTCTACTATGCTGGCAGACCACTTCATGCTTGGAACAATTGTTACCTTTTGAAGGGAGAGGAGGACACAAGGGAAGAGTGGGGAAACATCCTAAAGCGAGCTAGTGACTGCTTGATGAGCGGCGGGGGCATCGGCGTAGACTACTCGGTGTTTCGTCCTCGCGGAGCTGCCTTGAAGCGAACAGGCGGTCAAAGCAGCGGGCCTCTGCCGCTGATGAATTCGGTGAACGAAGTAGGTCGAAATGTTATGCAGGGCGGCTCCCGTCGCAGCGCGATCTACGCATCACTTAATTGGCAGCACGAAGACGCTTCTGCATTTCTTGGCATGAAGAATTGGGCTGAAATGCCCATTGGTAATGCTACGAAGGAAGATGGTACTCCGTACACCATTTGGGATGCAAAACAGGCCGATTTTAACTATCGTGCTCCTTTGGACATGACCAACGTCAGTCTGAACTACGACGACGCTTGGCTTCACAACTCCCAACGGCATTCTGATGCAACATTCCTCAGAAACGTCCGGCAGGCGATGGAAACCGGGGAGCCGGGATTCAGTTTCAACTTCGGAGACAAACAATACGAAACTCTTCGTAACGCATGTACAGAGGTCACTAGCGAGGATGACAGTGATGTTTGTAACCTCGGCTCTATCAATCTCGGGAACATCGAGACGCCGGAGGAATTGAAGCGTGTTGTTGAACTGGCTGCGAAGTTTCTCGTTTGCGGTACTATTCGCGCCGACCTACCTTACAAGAAGGTGTATGATGTTCGAGAAAAGAATCGTCGGCTCGGTCTTGGACTGATGGGCATCCATGAGTGGCTTCTGAAGCGGGGATCAAAGTACGAAGTGACTGAAGAGCTTCATAGGTGGCTTAGTGTTTATCGGGACGAATCTGTGAGGGCAGCAAACGAGCACTGTGACCGCTTCTTTCTGTCCCGTCCGAAAGCCTATAGGTCCATTGCTCCTACGGGCACAATTGGAATGCTGGCTTCCACGACGACAGGTATTGAACCGCTCTTCGCAGTCGCCTACAAGCGACGCTATCTGAAAGATGGCACGCGTTGGCACTACGAATATGTAGTGGATGCTACGGCCGATTTGCTCATCAAACAACTTGGCATCAACCCGTTGGACATTGACAGCGCTTACAAGATGGCCTCGGATTTTGAACGTCGCATCAAGTTCCAAGCCGATGTACAAGACTACGTAGACATGGCCATTAGTTCTACGATCAATCTCCCTGCTTGGGGAACAAAGCTGAATAACGAAGACAAGGTGGAAGACTTCGCTAAAACGCTAAGCGCATATGCCCCGCGCCTTCGAGGTTTCACGGCTTACCCAGACGGATCACGCGGTGGCCAGCCACTTATCGAAGTGGACTATGACACAGCCGTAGCACATAAGGGTGTTGTATATGAAGAACACAGTAGTTGTGCCGGCGGCGTGTGTGGCATTTGAGGACGATATATGAGACTGTTTTTGGCTCTAGCGATGCTTACAGCAGACGACACCATTTATCAGAATGGGTTTGAGGCGGGGCTATGCCCTCTGACGATTGTAGCTCCTGACGGTCCTCGCAATCTCCTTACGCGTTCCAATGTGGGTTATGGGGCCTATCCGGGAGTAAATGGTACACGTCCTAACGTCCTCATCACCGAGTGGGACAATGTGTGGGGGTATAATGGTACGCAGCCCGGCCCTCCGTGGCCTTGGCCGGGTGTATCAGGCTCAGCCCCCATCTTCAAGAACTTCCGCAGGGACAGCTATGTGGCGCTCCACTTCCGCACGCCTGACAACCCCAATCCCTTCCTTGCCAGTGTGTTCGTCAATCCTACGGCCAACCCCGGCCCCAACTTGACAATGGCCATCAGCTACGCATGTGGTGATTTCTACGCTGCGCTGCCGACGCCGGGGTGTCTAAAGGAGAACATCCCCTCTGCCGATGCTCCGATGGTGTATTGGCAATTCAGGGATACATCTCCGACAACAGCGTGCAATCTCATGCCCCACACTGACTATTGGGTGAACATCATGCAGACGGATATGCATTCTACGTTGGAATGTTCTAGCCCTACGGTGTGTCCTGCGGCAGCTTGGCGTCAATGAAGACATCAACAGGAAAAGCTAAGAAAGCGGATGAGTTGCGTTTTGCTGCGATGAAGGAAGCGGGGTGTCTGTGCTGCCTCCTGCACGGGCATCCCAACGTTCCGGGGGAGGTGCATCATCTGACATCAAGAGGGCGCAGAATTGGCCACCAAGCTACGCTCTTTCTTTGTCCGGGGCATCATAGAGGCGTAGACTTTCCTATGCCGTACAATGAATGGAAGAAGGCTGTAGGGCCGTCCTACGCACTGGACAGGAAGGAGTTTAGAGAAGACTTTGGGGAAGACGCGTTGCTGCTTGAAATCCAGAACGAATTGATTAGACCGATCTTGGCCGCTTGGGCTGGAGAATACACATGACCTTTGACACGTTGTTTGTTTTGGCGATTAACGATCGCCACTACGATCCCATCACGGAGCTTTTTGAGCGATACGAAGACGCCATGTCCTATTTTAAGGACTGGCTTGAAATGGAAGGGCGTCGATTTGAGGACATTGAAGAACCTGATGAAAAGGACGATGGCGATTTGCTGTTCTCGGCTTGGTATGGCGGTCAAGAAAACACTGTTCACATTTATCGGAGGAGCGTAAACAAATGTGCGTAGTAAGTATGGTTGGCGATCATTATGGGGATAAATGGGAACCGTGGAAGGATCGAATTAAGCCTTTCTCAGACATCTTTCCAACTCAGACCGCCCCTCAAATCATCAACACGATTGAGCTTCAGAAGCTTCGTGACGAAGTGCGAGAAATGAAGGAGCTTCTGAAGAGGGCCATCCAATATGACAAGGACAACAATCAACCCGATTGCGAAAAGCCCGAGAAGATTGCTTTCCTGAAGCGCATGGCAGAGATGGTGGGAATCACGCTGGATGACGTTTTTGGAGGGGACAATGCCGCTCAAGAAGGGAAGTAGTCAGGAAACTATCGGAGAAAACATCGGAGAGCTTCGTAAATCGGGCTATCCGGCAAAACAAGCTGCTGCTATTGCCTACAACGAGGCAGGAAAGGCCAAGAAGAAGCCCAAGTACAA